CTGCCTATTTAAAAGACGGGCAATCTCCAACTTCCTTATCTTCGCCGCAAACTTTCTAACGTTTTCTAAGTTTACTGGAAATTTGGTTATCGCATCTAAATGCTTAACCTCTTCTCTTTTATCGAAGATATGACTTAAGCCAAGCTCAGAAGCTGCGGAGAATACGCTTGGTATATCGACAGAATCACTTTTGCTGTCTTCTAAAACATGCTTTAGGCATTTAAAAATTACGGCATTAGAATCTACCGTAAACGTATTTTCATTTACTATATCGGCAACATCAAAATATGCATTGTTTCCATAATTGAATACGCCAGACAAAACAGCTCTTTCTGCTGCTGGGTCTGTTAGAATCATCTCTGACATTATTTCTTCATTCCCCTAACTTGACAAGCGTTGCAAGTATATCTGTCAATTTCTTGGGGGACTAGCACAGAAGCAATCTCTTGTTTCTTGCCACACCCCTGACATTGTACAGAAACCAAATTTGACCTTGTGTTTCTTTCTGAAGGAGGTCTAATAGATAGTTTTTTATCAATCTCCGTGTCTTTTTTATGATGGTTTCTTTCTGGCATTTCATTAAACAGATTATTTCTTCCTTCTACCTTCTTGAAGGGCTCTGTTTTTGTGGAGCCTGTTTGTCTTTCTATCTTATGTAGAAACCCATCCTCTTCTTTTTTTTGTGCCTTGCTTTTCTTTTCAGAGTTTTCCTCAGCGTTTTTATTGCCAGAATTCTTTCTAGCCAATTTTTGTATCATCTTGCTGACCTTATAAAGGTCTTCCTCGCTTAGTTCGGCCAGTGCGTTTTTTGTTTTTTTATCAAACATTATTTACCCTCTTAGACCTTTGTACTGCCAAGAAAATATCTGCGCGATTGTTTACATTTGAAGAAAGGAAATTTAGTCTATCTGAGCGTTGTTTGGCGTACACCTTGATTCTTTTTAGTTTTGATGCGTAGGTGTTGTTCTTTATTGCCTGTTCGAGTCGCTCAGCATAGGAATAGCCTTTATAGCCATGAACCTCGTGGGCAACCAAATTTTTGATTGTGTCCTCTGCCCAGTTAACTCTTGCCATCTCTCTATTATACGCTCTCTGTATATGAAATGACAGCTCATTTAATATGAGCGCAGCCGACGCGCAATCTTGAGGACTTAATTTTTCGATTTGTCCCCTTGTCATATGCATGTATTCAGTGGCCTCTACATTTCTATACTGATTAATAAAAGTAGGTAGACCTACAGAATTTTCATACTCATCCAGAATTTTATCCCACTTTTCAAGCTCTTCTTTAGCCGGATTGGGAAGCTTAGGCGTCTTGGATTCTTCTTTTCCACTCATCAATATCTTCGCTATATGGGAGTTCGACTATAGTAATGCCATTTTTTTCACACCATTCAATTTTTTCAGAATCTCTTTTTTTGGATTTTGCAAAGCCTAGAGGAGAACCATGATAAAAAGGAACAAATTTATAGTGCTGTTCTCCGTGAACTTCTACGCATAAATTATGCAGAGGAAGAAAAAAGTCAAGATACAGCACCTGTCCTTTCCTTACGGGAATTGGTATCTCTTCAAGTATTTGGCAGGTTGGGAATATTCCTTTAAGCAGAGCCCTAGCTTTTAGATGATATTCTGAGCGACCCCTAGCGGCGTTATTCTTGGGTATGTGACCAGTAATTTTCCAGTCATGATACTGATTGTCTAGGTCAACTATCCTCATATTCCTAGAAAACCTTTTATGCTATTTTCTAATGCTTCTCTATATTGAGGGTTTTCCAATAAGGCAAGTCTGCATTTTTCAATTCCTTGGAACTTAGGCTTTTCTTCTTCCTCCACAAAAGAAAGAGTCATCCATGCACCAGCCTTTTGAATGATACCTAAATCAGTACCAAGGACAACTAGCTCTGTAAGCTCATCTATCCCCGCTCCATATCTGAGATAACTTTCAATCCTACCTCCTGGCGGGCCTAACGCAGAGGTAATAACTTGCCACTCTACTGTTTGTCCTATTTGCGTCCCAGAAACCTCCCAAGGTGAAAACCTTCTAGCTCGCAGCTTAACGTCAACCTGATATGCTACGGCTTGTCCAGACTTTTCCTTAAACTCTGCGCCATATCCAGTAGGGTTGCCCATTAGGTGTGTAATTCCTATTACAACATTCTTATTCACAGGAACTACATTTGCTACCTTTCTACAGAACTTAGCCAATAGTTTTGCTCCATCGGCCCTCTGCATTTTACCCATCCCAGACGTAATTTCTGCTTCTGTGCAAAGTGCAGAATAAGAATCTAGTATGACCACTGAGCCAGGAACATTATTGATAGTTTTCTCAGCTATAGAAAGATAGTCCTCTGCTGATAAAATCTTTCCAGGCTCAGAGCCTATAACATGGAACCTATCTAGGTCTAGTCCGGGTATTCCTTCTAGGTCTCTCTTTTTTAATCTGCCTTCTATATT